CGGAGCATACAACAAATTTCAACAAGAACTTGAAGATGCATGTTGTGAGTATGCATCACGTGACTAAAACAAAGCAGGGGTGCGACTGCATAACGCACTAACTTTAGTAAATCAATAAACACAATAGACAAAATGAAAATCCAAATCAAAGAACCAATGGTAGTTCGTGAACTCGAAGTAACACTGCCATTCTATTTTCAAAACAGCAACGGCTTTCACACTTGCTACGGTAGCATCAATGAAAAGCTGGAGCATGTTGAAATGCAGGTGCGCAATGACGGCACACTGTTCATGATTGAATCACGTCAACTCGAAAGTTATATGCTTGAATCTTGCATAGCTAATCGTGCCGAACACCGTGAAGGCTTTAAGCAAATTGACGAGGCGGTGTTTAGTCATCACTTCGCAATGCACCACCGTGAACTGTTCTACAAAATCTTTCCAGACGCAAGACCAACAATATGAGTAAGGACCGATTAACACTATACATCAACCGTCGGATGGGCAGCAAGTCTGCCCTCCTGCGGGCGATGCAAAAACACGGCGTGCCCGTGGAAAGAAAGACAATCTACAACTGGTGCCGTGACAACAACAGCATCAAGTTGGAGCAGCTGCAAAAGCTAGCTAAGGCATTCAAAGTCCCGGTGCATGAATTAGTAAAACAGATAACAATTAAACACGAAGGTGATGAATAGAGAAACAGCAGTTGAATTGTTGGTCGATGCAATACGCGGCCACATTGCAGACGGCACACTAGATGCCATAACTCTTAGCAGGGCAAAGATGATAGCCAAAGCAATGGAGCGTGAGCAGATTATTGATGCGGCATTAGAACTGATATGCAATGAATACCAATTAGAAGTTGCTACACAAGACTTGATAGATAGTGCCGAAAAATACTACAACGAAACATACAACGGAGGTAAACATGAGTAATCAACCCACACCACAACAAGTGTACTACATCAAAAAGAACTACGGCAACATACCACACCACAAGATGACAAAGGCACTAGGGGTAAGCAGCAAGGTTCTATCTGAATGGTCAAGACTTGCATTTAATCCGAAAGAGTCAACTAAAAAGTGGCGGCACATTATGCAGAATCTTAACTATCTAGAACATCAAGAGGAACTCGAACGCGAGCTGCTAATGGAGTATCAAATTAAAGATGTCGACAGGTTTAAAAACGTGACGTACCGCAAAGTGTATAACGCACAGCGCATGTTTTATCTTGTGACAATAGATCACGGTTTCAATTTTATCGTGAAGTTTGATGCACCTGTGCCAATTAACCTGGTTGAATATTCACCGTGGCCTACTGGACACGATGTAAGCGTAGAACCTTTGGGCCATTGGGAATGGATGGAATTGAAAAACGATTTGACCGTAGTTGAAATACCTACCAATGGTGATTATGTTGGCTTATTTTGGTGCGCAACAAAACAGTTATTACATGAAGCATGATGAAAGTAAAATGCAGCAACGGTGTGTTGAGTGGTTTAGATACTCTTTCCCTCGCACACTCATTGCATCCTTCCCTAACGGTGTATACATCGGTGGCACTCCAGTGCAAAGAGCAAGACGCTGGAACCTTTTAAAAGCAGAAGGTGCGATGCCGGGAATGCCTGACCTTATGATTTGCATGAGCAACGGCCCATACCACGCACTGTTTGTCGAGATGAAAACCGAAAAGGGTAAACTTTCAGAAACGCAAAAAATCGTTCACGCACAGCTAATCAATGCAGGGTACTGCGTTAAGGTGTGCAGGTCATTTGAAGAATTTACAAAAACAATCAAGGTATATCTTGAACAATAAAGGGGTAGCCGAAAACCTTACAGAGTAGGCAAACAAAAACAATTTTATTTTATGTTATCTTCTAAGAAAGAACCAATGGTGTTAGCCACACACCACGTTCACACAACAACTGATTACTTCCTTTTCAAACCGCTGGATGGTAATCGGACTAAGAATCTAAATCACATTAATCGACTTAAGAAGTCAATGTCAGAACAGTATCTTTTTACAGTAATTATTGTAAATGAAAACTATGAAATCATTGATGGTCAACATCGATTTGATGTTATTGAAGAATTGAAACTTCCTTTGCACTATGTAGTATGTAAAGGTTATGGACTTGAAGAAGTCCATAGATTAAATCAATTATCTAAGAACTGGAATGCTGATGATTATATGAACGGGTATTGTGAACTTGGATATAAGGATTATTTACAATACAGAGATTTTAAAAATAAGTACCAGGTTGGTCATAATGAGTGCATGTTATTATTAAGCGGTACACATACGAATAAAAACACTGGTTTTTTTAATACCGGAATGCTTAAAGTAAAATCCGTAAAGGACGCTGAAAAAATCATTGAGAAAATTTTTCTGCTAGAACCTTATTACGATGGATATAAACGCAGAACATTTGTGTATACGATGTATAAATTATTGAATAATCCAAACTTTGAGTTTACAGAGTTCATTCAAAAGTTAAAGATTCAGCCAACGGCATTACAACATTGCACTGAGGTTGATCAATACGTGGCATTGATTGAAGAAATCTACAACTACAAGCGTAGAGACAAAGTAAATCTGCGATTCTAATTTGGAAGTAGATATAGTTTGACTATATTTGCATTGCTACTCAGATGAAAACATTTTTAAATCCCACCATTACCGCATTGCCATTAGCACATCCGTGCGCTGGGTAGCCTTTGTGTGTAGTGGTGGGTATTTACTTTCTATGAAAGACCCGGCATTTCTTTTTTATTCATCCGATTTTCTTTCGGGTGTGCAGGACTTGACCATGGAAGAACGCGGTCAATACATTACTTTGCTATGCTTGCAACATCAAAAGGGTCATCTTACCGAAAAGATGATACGGCTATGCTGTGGCAATGCCGCGGCAGATGTCATGGCAAAGTTTCGGCAGGACGATGAAGGACTTTTTTTTAACGAACGTCTTGAGATAGAAGTTGGTAAGCGTAAAGCCCATACTGAAAAGCAACGTATACGCGCTATTGATGGATGGAAAAAAAGAAAAAATCAAGACTGTGACACAGATGCCACGGCATCTACCACGGCAAATGCCACGGCATTGCCTTTAGAAAATAGAAATGAAAATGAAAATAGAAATGAAATTATAATTGAAGATGCAAATGAAAAAAAGACTACGCGCAAAAAGTTTTTCAAGCCCGATGAGAATGATGTGTACAACCTGATGGGTGAACTAAACGCAGTAGGTAAGAACTTTATGAGCGAAGATAAGTTAGTTAATTTCGCTCGCACCTTTATGGATCACTACGAAGCCAATGGATGGATAGTAGGCAAGACACCAATGAAGGATTGGCACAGCACAGTTAAGAACTGGATGCGCCGGGAATGGGATAAAATTAAAACTCAAAAAATAAATTATGGCAAACAATCAAATTCAACAGCAGACAGCATTGCAAAAGCTGAACAACTTTTCCGCGATGCAGTCGCTATCAGTAACGCACGCGATCAAGCAAGACAAGATAGCACTACTGCGTAAGCTGGATAGAACAACGACAAAGGTTAAAATAATGCAGCTCGTGACGCGATGTACGCAATTGCTCAACGTGCAGAACAACATGAACTCAGTACAGATTGAATTTTGCGCTGAGAATATTCTTGACAAGATGTGGATGTATAGTCTTGAAGATATACAACTGTGTTTAGATCGTGGTGCTATTGGTGAATACGGCACAATCTATAACCGCATAGACCCTGCAACTATCCTTGCATGGTTTCCTATGTACGATGCACAGCGTCAACTTGCCGTAGATACAATCAACCAGGAGGACAAGCAACAAAACAACATCTACGAACTATTCAACAACCCGCAAATGACCGAAGCGATGCAGGATGTTGTAACAAAAATTGATGCTAAAATGTTACAGACATCGGCACAAGAATCAACGCGTGAACAGCCGTCACAACTTGAGATAGCACTAATGCGTGAGTACGATGCATTGCCGCAGTGGAATGATGACATGCGATTCAGGGTGTATAAGAACAAGCCATTCCAGTTCACAGAGTTTCGCATTGAGCGTTACCGTGAATTGATTGAACAGCAAAACGAATACTGATGCAGCACACGGACATTAAAGGCGTGACACATGATGTGTATTTCAAATGCCCAACATGTGATTGCAGAAGGTTTCAACGACCGCACTACTGCTCCGACAAGCTGACATTCCTTGAAGGCTACTTTGAATGCATCAATTGCTATGAAGAGTTTTGTTACTATGATGAAGCTTTTACGCTGGTGCAAGCACAACTAAACTTGTTTGACAAATGAAAGAATACGACATTGCAAAAGAGAATCAACTACTGCGTAAATTATTTATCTTAGCGGCTAAACGAAGTATGCGGCCAAGCATGACGGACAACAAAATCATGTGGCTGCTACTTGAGGAACTTTACCTACTAACTGAGAATGAAGTATACAAGCTATGACCATTGGTGAACTTTGGGATGCGTTGCAGAATTACCCGGATGATACAGAAGTGTACGTAGGGTTTATCAACGGCCACAGCATCGACGAGGAACCATTCACAATAGCAGAGATTAGCAACATGCGAGGCAAGATTACAATCGCATTTATGATGGATGATATAAACATAATTAATAATTAAATCAATGAGTAATTACACAATGCAAGAGGGTCAGTTCACCCTATTCAAGAACACACGAACTAACAACAACGCACCTGAGTACACGGGTGAAATCATGGTCAATGGTAAGAAGATGCGCCTTGCGGCATGGGTTAAGGAAGGCAAGAGCGGCAAGTTCTTTAGCGGCAAGATGTCCGAGCCATTGCCACCACGTACACAAGACGATGATTCACAAGGCACGGGTGATTTGCCGTTCTAATGATTGAGTATCTACCGAAACAAAACGAAGCACTTCGCGTGTTGGGTAATTCACACCCAGCCCGTGTTGTGCTATTCGGTGGTGCGGCAGGCGGCTCGAAATCTTTTATCGGTTGTGCTTGGCAAATCAGTCGTAGGTTTAAGTATCCCGGCACGCGGGGTCTAATCGGTCGCAGCAAACTTGACACGCTAAAAAAGACCACACTAAAGACTTTCTTTGAAGTGGCACAGATGTTTGGGCTTGCACCAAATGAACACTACACCATCAACAATCAGACACACGTCATCACATTTGCGAATGGTAGTGAGATTATTTTAAAAGATTTGTTTGCCTATCCATCAGATCCAGAATTTCACGCACTTGGTGGACTTGAATTAACGGATGCCTACGTAGACGAGTCGGCACAAGTCAGCAAGCGTGCAATAGACATCCTGCAATCACGCATTCGATTTAAGCTAAACCAATACGACTTAAAGCCCAAGATGCTACTCACGTGCAATCCGTCCAAAGGATGGCTTTACAATGAGTTCTATGCACCATTCAAGAATGATTCACTCCCGGCACATCTTGCATTCATTCCATCGCTGCCAACCGATAACCCACACCTGCCCGAAAGTTATCTTGAAACGCTGCGCATGCTGCCTGAGGTGGACAGACGAAGACTACTGGATGGAGACTGGGAGTATGATGAATCAATAGACAACCTGTATCAATACGATGACCTTGTGCGCTGCTTCCGTGATGAGGAAAGCAAAGGTGAAAAGTATATCAGTGCCGACATCGCACGACTTGGAAAAGATAGAACGGTGATTTGCGTGTGGCACGGGCTGCACCTAGTTGAGATTCACGAGCTCCGCAAGCAACCAATAACAACCGTTGTCACAAATATTCGAGAACTTGTGTCAAAGCACAGCATCAAACTTAGCAACGTCATCGTGGATGAAGATGGGGTCGGCGGGGGTTGCTGCGATATGCTGAAGTGCCGGGGGTTCCTTAACGGTGGCAGGGCCAAACAACCAGACCGCTATGTAAATCAGAAAGCGGAATGCTATTTCAAGTTAGCAGAACTCATCGAACAAAACAAAGTAGTCTTCAAAGTTGATCGCTTCCGGGATGTAATCGTGCAGGAGCTTGACATGATACGCCGCCGCACTCCCGAAGCCGACGGCAAGTTAGCTGTGATAAGTAAAGACGAGATAGCGCGGATGCATGGCAAGAGTCCTGACTACGCAGATGCTATTATGATGCGTGTTTACTTCGAATTATTTCCTAATTACGGCAGCTATTCGTGGGCTTAATTGCTTCTGCAACCCGCGTCATTGCTGATTTTAACAAATTTTAACAAATGATTTTTGGTAGGTAATAAGTTACCTATGTATATTTGGCCATCATTAAAACATTAAAACACAAAGCAATGAACACAAAAAAAATTTCCAAATCATCAAAAATGTACAACCTACTTTTTGATCACTGTCAAAAGCAGTACAAAAATGTTCAAGAAATTCAAAAAGCATATATTCAAAATAATCAAGTGTATGCGATTGAATACCTGACCACTTGTGGAATCATATCAATTCCATCAGGCACATACGACACCGACAAAGTAGTCGTTTTTATTTAACAACGCAACCAGGGGTGCGGCTGTAACGCACAATCATTAAATCTTAAATCACAAGCAATATGAAAAACACTTCAACTATCCTTCGCTACGTTATCGGCACCATCATCGTTTTTGCAATTCTTAACTATTGTCAAGAGTTAAACGATTGCCTGATGCGCTATTAATCACTATCTTCGTAAACATCAAAATCAATTAAACATTATGAGTTATCACAAAGACAATCTTGAGGCACTGCAGAAATTTCAGCAGCTGCTTAACGCGGAACCTGACCCCGCAGGTGTAGAAGCTACACCCGACAAAAAAGCGTCAACGCTGGTCATTAGCCACATCGAAATGACATTAGATGAAATCTACTTTGGGCATTGGCGTACTGAGAATTTCAAGTGGTCTACGATTGCCAACGAGGTGCAAGCATCACTAGAATTAGTTGTAACACACCCAATATCCGGGTATGAGTTACGCCGCACAGGTGCAGCCTCCGTAGTCATCATGGTAGATAAGGTTCCCGATGACCTTCGCAATGATCCACAGGCTCGCAATGAGTGGGCACTTAATCCATCGAACAAGAAAGCTAATGCAATGGACTTAGCATTTGGTAAACTAAAGACTGAATGTTTAAAGAACGCAGCGCAAAGTTTGGGCAAAGTGTTTGGCCGTGACCTTAACCGCAAGAACAAAGACGCATACAAGCCATTCAAGTTGAAGGGCAGTCTAGGGCAGGGCCATGACCAAGATGTCAAGTATGTGCGCGAGCTTATCCAGCAAGCGACAGAACTTGCACAGCTAAGCAAGATTAGCAAGTCATGCAGTGGCGATGTGCTGCATGAGGTCGGTGATGAAATCGAGTCGAAGCGTCAAATGATTCTAATGAACCAGGAGCGCGGGCAATTCATTGCCTCAATCTAACTGTTAAAATTTGTTGCAACTGTTCGGATATTCCGAATGGTTGCTACATTTGACTATCAATTTAAAACACTATAACAATGGAACAAGTATTATTCAGAGCGTCACAACTAGGTAAGTTGATGACCGATGCACGAACCAAAATAGGTTTGAGCGAAACAACTAAGAGCGCACTGCTCGAAATCTACGTAGCGAACAAATACAGCCGCTACAAAGAGATGTCAAACAAATTTATCGAGAAAGGTCTAGCCGTAGAGAATGATGCCATAGACATGTGGCGCAGACACCGTGGTGAGATTGTATTTAAGAATGAGCAGATGTTTGCTAATGACTTTATCAAAGGCACGCCTGACCTGCTTATCAAAGATGATGAGACGGATTTAGTGGTGAACGTGCCCGACATCAAAAGTTCATGGGACATCCACACTTTTTTTGATGCTATGACTAGCGACATTAGCAAAGACTACTATTGGCAGGGTCAAGCCTATTGCTGGTTAACAGGCGCACCGCGTGCAACATTCTGCTACGTGTTAGTGAACGCACCACTACAAATGATTAATGATGAAAAGTACCGCCTCGCACGCCGCATGAATCTTATCGATGCACAGTCAGACCCTATCTTTGTAAAGAAAGCACAGCGAATAGAAAAGAATATGATCTATGACATGGGCAGGTTCTTAGATGACTATCCAGATGCAGACTTAGAAACGACTGAGTGGACATACGACATCCCGGTGCAGGAGCGCATCCACGAGAAAGTTGTAGAGTTCGATGTAGACGCAATCGCAAAGCTGCAGGAGCGTGTACCTATGTGGCGTGAATACCTTAATACTTTAGCACTATGAAAGCAAAAGACAAAGCATGGCAACTGTACTCGAACTATTTTGATATCATCGAGAATGGCAAGCAGGAAGGCAATCTAATTGAGGCACATACCAAAGCTATCAACGCTGCCCTGTACGCCGTAGATGAAGCACTGGTAAACGCACCGCTTGACATCATGCAAGACTTTGACGGCACAGGTGAGTTCTACTCTGTGAAGGCATACTATCACCACGTTAAAAACGAAATCCTAAAACTCAATGCGACTCAGCCGAAAGCAACTCAGTCAGTTTAGCGTAGATGAATTACGCCTATTGCGGCACGCCTATCTTGATGATAAGCCAGCAAGCAAGAAAGACTATCACAGCAACTACCGAATACTTAAAAGAATCAATCAAGAAATCTATGTCAAACAGCAATGATAAAAAACTATCGTTTCAATCACGTGGGGCTAAATGTATCTACCTGATGATGGAACTGCAAAAACGAGCTATACCAATTCGTATAATAGCGCAGGAGTTGGCGGTGACTGAACGCACAGCATATCGATATTTAAACATAATTAGAAAGTCCAATGTGCCTATTACTATTAATGACTACGGATGTTATACCATAGGAATATCAGCACCACCAAAAAGAAAAGCAATTAGAATTAATTCATAACAACATGGAACAGGATAAAAAAGAAACCGCACTGCGCACACTTAGCAAGTCACTGCGCAAAAGATTTCAAGGGCCAACCGTCAAAATATCATGGATTGAATTAGACGCATTCATGATGAAGGCACAAACAATTGAGATGACACACATACTCAATGCGTACAATGACGGCTACGCAGATTGTAAAGCAGGAAAACCAAACAGATCACAAGATGAAAGCAACATTAACCTTTGATTTAAAGCATGACCAGCACGCGTTTGATTGCGCTGTGAATGGCGTGAAGTACTTTGACATGATTGATGAATTTAGGCAGCACCTGCGCAGTCTTGAAAAGTACCAAGACCTTACAGAAGAACAGTACAACTTAGTAAGTAAGATGCGCGAATGGTTGCATTCAGAATTACTCCATTCCGGGATAGCGGATAAGTTTTGACTACTGCTGCACCTTGCGAAATCCTTGCTTCCAAAGAAACCTGCCCAATGCTTCGCCTTCCGCATCAACCTTTTCCTCGCTCCACTCAGGCTGGATGTGGTGAAGATACTCGTGAATAAGTACAATGAGATAGCGCATCGGTGCTAGTGTAGGGTCAATCTCTATTACGTTGTTTAGATACATACCATGCGCACGCTCACGACCGAGTTTACGATGTACTACTTTCGGATGTTGTTTGCGTTTCATTTGTACTAACTTTGTGGCTTCTATTGTGTTTATCGCATAGTGTTTAAA